GGAGGTCTTATAAAGGATTTATCTTCAGGTATTGCTGGTCAATTTGATCAATTTATTGACTACTCCAATCAAGCACAGAAACAAAATATAAATGAGTCTCTTGAAAAAGGCACTAGTGTTACAAAAATAAATGAGACTCCGCCATTTGCAAATGTATTAAATCAATATTCTAGTTATAATTACGTTTGGACCATGTGGGTATTACGTCCTTATGACTTGAATTTTCCAGACGCAACTTATAGAAAAGGAGTCACAGGCGATATAATATTAAAAAGTGGTGCGGGAGAACCCGACAATAGAATTCCCTTAACTAATTATAAAAGTAAAACAGCTAACCCTTCGGGAAAATTCGATTTTTTCATAGATAATGTTCGTATTGGTGGACTAATTGGCTTAGATAAAAATACCGGCAATACTAATGCTAACAGTATTAGTTTTAAAATCATAGAACCATATAGTTTAGGATTATTCTTTCAAACACTGCAAGCAGCAGTAGTTAGAGCAGGTTATAAAGCATGGAATGATATTCCTTTAATGCTTAGATTAGAGTTTACAGGTCATAAAGATCAATATCAACAAAATATTAAATTACCCATAGCTACCAAATATTTTCCTTTGAAAATTATGAATATTGCTATGAAGGTCAGTGGTGCCGGCTCTGTATATGAATGTACAGCAATCCCTTGGAATCAACGTGCTTATAGTACAGCTATTAGTAATGTTAAAACACAAGTCACTATAGAAGGCGCAACAGTCCGAGAAATGTTACAAAGTGGGCCAAAAAGTTTACAATGGCAGATAAACGATGCAGAAAAAAAATTAGCCGCAACTGCTAAGACCACTGTTCAAGATAAAGTATTAATACTTTTTCCTACAGATATTAAAACATCCACTGAAGATAAAGGAAATACTGATAATAAAAGTCCGCTAGGTGCCAAGGTAGATCCTAATAATCCTATCATAAGTAATCAAAGCCTTTACCAAAGATTAGGTGTTAAATTAGACGGAGATAATTTAGTTCAAAATGCAATGATAAATCCTATTGGCACATCTACAATGGGGTTTGGTGATTTACAAAAAGGTAAACAGGCATTTGGTGAAGAATCAGAAGTTTATGATGCAGAAAAAGGAGTATTTAAAAGAGGCAATATTAAAATACAAAAAGATCAAGGTGTGGCAGAATTTGCGTCAGGTAATAATATTCCTAATATGATAAATCAAATAATTTTGACCAGTCAATACGGAAGACAAGCCTTAGAGAATGTGGATAAAGATGGATTTGTGCCTTGGTGGAGAGTGGAAACTCAATTATATCTTTTAGATTCTGATGCAAATTTAGCAACTACTGGACGTTATGCTACTTTGGCAGTATATAGAGTTGTACCGTCAGCTATACATCATAGTAGATTTTTGCCACCAGAAGAAAGGCCCAGGGGCATTGAGGAATTAACAAAAGTTGCTCTTAAAGAATACAACTATATCTATACTTCAAAAAATATAGATATATTAGATTTTAATATTGAATTTAACAATAGTTTTTATAAAGAACTAACCGCAGATTTGGGTACAAGAAATCAAGGCGTAATTACAAAATCAGAAACAGGTAGCGAAGCCACTCCTGATACAAACAGCGATAGTGGAAAAACTCCACCCCCGCCTCCGACTACGAAACCAGGAGCCACAGACAGTAGTCCGGTAAGACATGCTGCTACTACTATTAGCAGCAGTGCAAGTCCCACAGCAGACGACGATCCGGGCACACTGGCTGCTAAATCTTTTGACAAGGCTATAAATTCCATGTTGGATATGGTTCAATTAGATTTGAAGATATTAGGAGATCCATATTATCTAGGAGATAGTAATATGGGCAATTATTCGGCTCAAAAAACTAACCTACGAGGTATTAACAAAGATGGTGCTATGGAATCTCAAACTACAGAAGTTTATATCACAGTGAATTTTAGAAATCCCATAGACATTGATCAAACTACGGGCCTATATGAATTTGGCAAAGGAAAGGTAGTGCCACAATTTAGCGGATTATATAGGGTAGGCGAAGTTCAGAATGAGTTTAATAACGGCCTTTTTACACAAAGTCTTAAATTAATGAAAATGCCTAATCAGGACTCAACTAAATCTCCAACTACAACTGTGTCTACATTAGCTGATGCGATTAAAGATAAACCAGTCCCGTCACCGTCTGAAGCAGAGGGAGAACAATAATGGCAGAAGAACATCGCGCTCCTATAGATAAACAACCAGACAAAAGCACAGGTCCTTTCTTAGCCAAAGTAGTCAGCCATTTAGATCCACAATACATGGGTACATTAGAAGTAGAATTACTAACTGAGGTAGGTAATGCACCGAGAGCCGCAGGTCAACTACGTAAAGTAAAACATATGAGTCCTTTTATGGGTTCTACTGCTATAGAATTCGTAGGCAAACAAGACGACTATAGTAGCACACAAAAAAGTTATGGCATGTGGATGATACCGCCAGATGTAGGTTCTACAGTCTTGGTTATATTTGTTCAAGGTGATCCTAAAAGAGGGTATTGGATCGGCTGTGTACAAGATAACGATATGAATTTTATGACACCTGGATATGCTGCTACTAGTTTTACATCAGACTCAAATGTAAAACCGGACCTTAAAGGCAGATCAGGCAGGATTCCTGTAGGGGAATATAATAAAGATATCCAAGATCAAACAGGAACTGATACCACTTTAGTAAAAAAACCTCGTCATCCTTTTGCCGATATACTAGAAAAACAAGGGTTGTTATTAGATGATATCAGAGGAATTACCAGCAGTAGTGCTAGAAGGGAATGGCCTAGCAGTGTATTTGGAATCAGTACTCCAGGCCCTATAGACAAACAAGATAATGCACCAAAAGGTAAATTAGGTAAAAAAGAAACAGAAACCACTGCTTTTGTTAGCAGACTAGGCGGATCAAGTTTTGTCATGGACGACGGTGATGATAAATTTCTTAGAAAGAGCCCGCCCAGTGAAGGTCCGCCTGAATATGCCAGTGTTGAGGAAGGCGAAACAGGTGATGTTACGATTCCACATAATGAATTAATAAGATTAAGAACTAGGACTGGACATCAAATATTACTACACAACAGTGAAGATTTAATTTATATTGGTAATGCCCGCGGGTCAACTTGGATAGAATTAACTAGTGATGGAAAAATAGACATTTTTGCTCAGGACAGTATTAGTATTCATACGGGTAATGATTTTAATTTTTATGCTGATCGTGATATTAATATGGAATGTGGACGTAATCTTAATATTAAAGTTGGCGATAGTATGCAAACAGAAGTAATCGGCGATCAAACTTTAATAGTTGACGGGCTTCAGGCAAATCATATTAAAGGCGATGTTAACACTACATTTGACAGCAACTACTTGCATACAATAGGCGGAAATCTTGATTTAAACACTGAGGGAAATAATAAATTAACCGCAGGCGGCAATTCGGAACTTAATTCCGGAGGCAATAATGTTATTACAGCAGGAGGAGCACTTGATATCAAAAGTGGCGGAGCCAGCAGATGGACTGGTGGCGGCGCAACTAGTATTGGAGGGGCAAGTTTAGTGCTTAGTGCTAGTACTATTAATCTTAATGGTCCAGCAGCCCCAGAAGCAGAAACAGCCGAAACAGCAGAAAAAGCTGAATTACCAGATCCTTTGTCAACACATAGTGTTCCAGACGAGGAAGGAGAAGAATTTGTACAAACTATAATGCAACGTGTGCCGACTGCTGAACCGTGGCCGCATCATGAAAATTTAGATCCTTTAAATTTTAAATCAGATATGACGGACAGGGATGCTGATGACGACATCGCTGTTCCTGATGCATGGAGTGTGTACACTACTGCTATCGATACATTCGCTAAGAGCAAAAAGGATTAAATATTTTTATGGCCATTCAAAGATTATATGAAAAATTAATTGTCAAAGGCAACAATTTAAAAGCAGAGCCTCCCTTGCCTAGAACATATAGAGGATTTAGTACTATAAGTCCTGATAGTGAAAGTTATACTTTATATGATCTTGCTTTGATCAAACAAGATATTATTAACCATTTTCAAATAAGGCAGGGAGAAAGATTAATGAATCCCGAATTTGGTACTATAATTTGGGACGTAATTTTTGAACCATTAACTGAAGATTTAAAAAATTTAATAATAAAAAATGTTGAAAATGTCATTAATTATGACCCCAGGGTTCAGGTAAATGATATCAGCATCACTGCTTATGAAAGCGGCATACAAATTGAATGCGATCTTACTTATCTTCCTTATAATATTTCAGAAGCCATAAAATTTAAATTTGACCAAGATAATGGATTGATAGGATAAACTAGCATATTACTCTATGCTATAAATATCAGAACAAGGATTAGACATGTCATCTACCGACAGACAAAATAGATTACTCGTAGCCGAAGATTGGAAAAGAATTTATCAAAGCTACAGAAACGCCGACTTTCAAAGTTATGATTTTGAAAATCTGCGTAGAGTAATGGTAGATTATTTAAGACAAAATTATCCTGAAGATTTTAATGATTATATTGAAAGCAGTGAATATCTAGCATTAATAGATATGATTGCTTTTTTAGGGCAAAGTATTGCTTTTAGAGTAGACTTAAATGCCCGTGAAAATTTTCTAGAACTTGCTGAACGCAGAGAAAGTGTATTAAGACTGTCTAGAATGTTAGGCTATAATGCCAATCGTAATCAAACAGCAAATGGATTATTAAAATTTACCGGCATTTCTACAACTCAAGCAGTAATAGATAGCAATGGAAGAAATTTATCTGGTACAGAAATAATTTGGAATGATACAGCAAATAGTAATTGGTATGACCAATTCATAAAAGTTATTAATTCCGCAATGCCTGCAAATAAACAATTTGGCAATCCTGATAACAAAGCAGTTGTTTATAGTATACCTACAGAAGAATATAGAGTACAATCAGCCAGTAGAAATATACCGGTGTATGGATTTACCAAAGTAGTCGATGGCAGAAATATGAATTTTGAAATAGTCAGTACTATCATTAAAGACGGTATGGACATAATGGAAGATCCTCCCCAGGCAGGAAAAAGTCTGGCTTTTCTTTACAGAGATGACGGCCGCGGTGCTGCTAGTCCTACTACTGGTTTCTTTTTGCATTTTAGACAAGGTAGCTTAAACACTGGTGCTTTTACAATTACACAACCAAGTACTAATGAAATTGTTGACATCGATGCTGTTAATATTAATGATACTGATGTTTGGCTTTATAAATTAGACACTAATGGAATAGAACAGGAATATTGGGCCAAAGTTCCTAGTTTTGAAGGTAATAATATAATTTACAATAGTTTAAAGAAAAATATCAGAAATATATATGGTGTTGTTACTAGGGCAGAAGACAGAATTAGTTTAACTTTTAGTGATGGAACGTTTGGTACATTGCCTTTAGGTACTTTTAGAGTTTATTATCGTGTGAGTAATGGAATTAATTACACTATAAATCCTAAAGATATGAGAAATATTTCTATTTCTATTCCTTATGTGTCTAATATAGGACAAATTGAAACATTAAGTATTACTTTAGGTTTACAATCCAGCGTTAGCAATAGCTCTTTAAGCGAAAGTAATGATGAAATTAAGACCAAAGCACCTGCTACATATTATACACAAAATCGTATGATCACAGCAGAGGACTATAATATTAGTCCTTTAAGCGTTAGTCAAGATGTGGCCAAAATAAAAACTATTAATAGAACCAGCAGCGGTATTAGTAGATACTTTGATCTAAATGATCCTACAGGAAAATATAGTAGTACTAATCTATTTGCCGACGACGGTATAATTTATAAAGAAGAATACGAAGACAGTTTCAGATTTAATTATGTTGGAAAAACTGATATTGAAGCAATAATTTACAATCAAGTATTAGGCATTATTAAAGATATTGATATACGCAATTTTTACTATGATAAATTTGGAAAAATATCAATTACAGCTGATACGTATACTTGGAATCAAGTAACACAAGATACTAATCAAAGTACTGGATATTTTAAAAATCAACTTAATTTAATTGTGGGTTATAGTAGTGGTAATGATTTAAAACATTTAGAGCCAGGGGCTTTATTAAAATTTGTACCACCAAATGGCAAAGTATTTTTGAAAACTAATACTAATGCTCTAGTAACTGGCACTACTTCGATTTCAAATTCGGCTTCATATCTATGGGCTAAAGTTGTTAGTGTTAGTGAAAACGGATCTGTTGCTGCATTGACTACCGGACAAGGGCCCGTCACATTGAATATAGAAATTCCAACAGACGCAAAATTAATTGAAATTATACCAAAATGGCGAACTAGTTTAGATGCTACAACTATCTCTACTATGATAGATTTGATTTTTTCTAATAAGCCATTTGGCCTAAGATACGATCTAATTACAAAAACTTGGATATTAATTTATGAAGCAAATCTTGACCTAAGCGGATTATTCAGTACAGGAAAATCAGGAGATAGTAGTAATCAAAAGTTAGATGCTAGTTGGCTCATATTGTTTACTACCGATACCGAATATTATACTGTTAAAACAAGGCAATTAAAATACATATTTGAAAGCGACAAACAGATAAGATTTTATTTCGATGTTAATAATAAAGTTTATGATAGTAGAAGTAACAAAGTTGTCAAAGACAAAATAAGCATTTTAAATATTAACACTAAACCTGACAGCATAAATCCTTTTAGCTATAATTTAGAGTGGGAAGTTAGCAAAGAATTTTTAGGTTCAGACGGTTATGTGGATTCTAAAAAAATAGTATTAACATTTAATGATAGCAACGACGACGGGGTAGTCGACGATCCTGATATTTTTGATATTATTGTGGCTCCTAGTACTAATCAATCAAAATATATAATTTTAGAAAGATACGAAACAGGAAATGGGCAGCTAGATTATAGACATATTACTAATAATAATTTAATTAAAATTAGAAATAGCTCAACTGATGTATTATTAAGTGAAAAAATAAACAATCAATATTTTTATTTTATAGCTACAGACACAGTTGCTCGCTGGGACAATGTTCAAGGAAGGTTTATAGCCAATTTAGACTATAAAGTTTATCAAGGAAGGGAAGGTTTAAAATTTCAATATGTTCATAGTGCAGACTACGAAGCAAGAATAGATCCAGGACAAATTAATATTATGGATTTATTTGTATTAACCAAACAATATGATTTAGAATTTAGAAAATGGCTATTAGGCAATCTCGATGACGAACCCTTGCCGCCTAGTTCGGACCAATTAAACTTGTTGTTGTCACCCAGTTTAAATAATATTAAAGCAATGAGTGATGAAATTATATATCATCCTGTGAAATATAAAGTGTTATTTGGTCCTAAAGCTAGTTTAAATTTAAGAGCCAGTTTTAAATTAATTAAAAATGCAGAACAGACTATTAGTGATAATCAATTAAGAACATATGTATTAACATCAATAAATGAATTTTTTGCTTTGGAAAACTGGGACTTTGGAGATAGTTTTTATTTTAGTGAATTAGTAGCGTATGTTATGGCAAGAACTGCTCCTTACTTAGTTAATATGGTCATAGTTCCTAGACAGCCCAACTTATATTTCGGTAGTTTATTTGAAATTAAAGCAGAAAGCGATCAAATTTTTATTAATGGCGCCACTAGTGATGATATTGAAGTGATTACAACTATAACAGCTAATTCGATTTCAGCAGCAGGGTCTATTAATTCTAGTAATTTTATAGTATCCCAACAAAATATTACAAGTAGTCAAGGAGGAACATGATGTCTGAAGATCAAACAGAAAATGCACCTCCTATTGACGGAAATCAAAAAAGAAAAACTGAATCATTACTGCCTAAATTTTATAGAACCGATAGCAATAGAAAATTCATTGCCGGTACTATAGATCAACTTGTTCAAAATGGAACTGTAAAAAGACTTAATGGATTTATTGGAAGACAAAATGCTAAAGCTGTAACAGCTAATGATGTTTTCCTTAAAGAGCCATTGGTAGATAGACAAAATTATCAACTAGAACCAAGTTTAGTCGTTGAAGATACATTAGGTAATGTTACATTTTTTAAAGATTATTTAGATTATGTTAATACTGTAAATGTAGCAGGCGGCATTGCAAATAATCATCAAAGACTTAATCAACAAGAATTTTATAGTTGGGAACCGCATATCGACTGGGATAAGATAGTTAACTTTTTACATTATTATTGGTTACCATTCGGGCCTAAGACCGTAACAATTTATGGACAACAGCAAGAAATAACCAGAACTTTTAAAGTAACATTATCTGACGAAGGAGATAATAGAGCATATCTTTTCACCCCAGACGGTTTGACAAGAAATCCATCTTTAACTTTATATCGTGGACAAACTTATACATTCGAAATAGATACTCCTACAGAACCATTTAGCATTAAAACTCGACGTGAAACAGGCACACTATTTAGATATCCTGATCTTGACAACTATGCTGTGGAAAACGGATCAATAACTTTTACAGTTCCATTGCAAAGTCCGGACGTATTGTATTATACCAGTGAAAATTCAGCAGATACATTTGGTATTATTAAAATATTTGATATAAAAGAAAATACTGCCATAGATGTCGAAAATGAAATTATAAACGCAAAAACTTACACATTGCCTAATGGAATATCTTTAAGCAATGGTATGAAAATTAATTTTAAAGGTCGTGTTACTCCTAGTTCATATAGTGAAGGCGACTTTTATGTAGAAGGTGTAGGGGATAAAATTCAACTCGTACCAGAAAAACAATTAGAAATCGTAGCCCCGTATACTACAGAATATGATGTAGATTTCGATACGTCTGGCTTTGACGATTTGCCTTATAATGATGTCATATATTCAGCCGAGCAAAAGGATTATATTACAATTAACAGAGCTAGTTTTGATCGTAATCCTTGGTCCAGATATAATCGTTGGGTTCACCAAGATGTCATACAAAAAACAGCAGATTGCTTAGGTATACAAGCAGTATTTGATCAAGCCCAGATAGCTAAAAGACCTATTATAGAATTCGATGCAAATATTAAACTTTATAACTTTGGAATAACCCCTAAAAAAGATGTAGATTTAGTCGACGACTTTACTAATGATGTGTTTTCTATTATAGAAGGATCATTGGGATATAATATCGACGGTGTTCAATTACTTAATGGTCATCGTATATTGTTTACAGGTGATAAAGATCCTTTAGTAAGT